TTAAACACCCATTATTAAGAATAATATCTTCTTGTGGCGGCTTAGTCGAATAATTAGGCAAAATGCCCAATATGATTATTAAAATTAATAATAAGTAAAATAGTCTTGCCACCTATAAATTTACATTATTTATTAATAATTAACATATTTTTTACCTAATTCAATTAAAGCTTTCTTACTTCTCATGGCATGAACAATCGCAGGGCTAACCTGTATTTTTTCATAAGTCATGTAAGAAGTATACTCCCATTGTCGATTTTCAGGTACTTGATCTTTAAAATTTTCAGTCCAATCAGAAGCCCAATAATTTGTAAAATTTTCTAAATACCTATCTTGAATGATGGGAGACATTAAATGAGAAAGATAGGCGATAGAGACTTCCTCTGGAACTGTTATATTATAATTTCTTAATTTATTATGAAACTCATAAGCTAAATTACAAGCCTGTTCAATAAATTGTTTTTTACATATCCAAAAACCTCCGTTACTATTTCTGATTTCATGAGACATCACACCATTTTTTTTCATAAATGTTGTCATTACAATATTAGGTACTTGCCACCAATCTGGTCTTTTTGTCTTTTCAGTATTAATCGGGCTTTCTAAAAACGAATGCCATGGACTATCTTTAATTATATCTAAAGGTGTAATGTCTGGTTTTCTGACAAAATAATGATCAGCATCAATAAATACAAAATAATCATAATCTAATTTTTGAATTTCGTGTTTCAAATATTCAAATTTAAAAAATTGTAAAGAGTCTAATTTTATATTTTTATTTAAACTTGTATTGTAGCAATTTTTAATTGGTTTTTCTGTAAAAGCATAAAAATCTTCATCGATACCAACTTCTCTAGCTGAGTTAACCATGGATTGTGATATATAATCATAATCGCCCCAACTGATTGTCCAATAACAGAATTTTTTACTCATATCGACGCAAAGATTTTTTCCCAAGTTTGTAATTGGGAATGTTTATTACCCCAAATAAATTTTATAATTTCTTTTGAATTATAACTCATAGTATTTAATAACATTTTATCATTATATAATTTATTAATATAACTATAACATTCTTCAATATTGTTATATACAAATCCAGTTCTTTCATGCCAAATCATATTAGGAAAATTTCCTTCATTAGGTACGATACATGGAATTCCCAATAATTGTGCTTCAATAATAGATCTAGATTGATTTTCTGTATAATTATGATGACAAGTAAAAACATATAAATCAAGTTGTGATAAAAATTCAACAATACTTTCTTGGTTTTCTTTTAAAAGCTCAAAATTATTTCCAAATTTAAACCAACTGTATTTTTGCTCCAACTTTTCATTCCAGCCCATAAATCTAAAATGAGCATTTGGTATTCTTATTTTACTATAAAACAGTGGAAAATTTTCACCATATTTAGTCCATTCTGCTCTTGATAATTTCCCAATAACAAATTTATCATCTAAATATGATTTTTTATTATTTTTTTTGTATTTATCAGAATTAAAATAATTAGGAACAATATAATTTTTAACTTTATTAAATGAGGGGTTAACTTTAATTAAACGGTTTTGATGAAAATCGCTTGTGAATATAGCGGCCGAAACTAAATTTTTTTCAAAAGCACTGGCTTCTTCTTGTGAAGACCACATCATATCATTTGACCAAATAAATTTTAGGCCAATATTTTTTATTTTTTCTAGTCGCCAAGATTCTTGAAATAATCTAAAATTACAAAAAGCTATGGCATAACCTTTTGTATGAATTGGTAAAGTATCCCAAGTTAGAATTTTTACGTTATTCTTTGTTAGGAAATCGATATTATTTTTTTCTTTTAATCTAAAATCATCATTTGGGATGCAGAATAAATTATATTTATTCGATTCTGAAAAAAGTTGTATAAGATCTTTTAGTCTGGTATCCGCGCCACCTAAATCAGATGGCCAGTGAAAAAAATAAATATTTTCCATTATCGTTAATTATAACGATAATTTATTCTTATGTAAAGTTTTATTTAATTTCAATTAATTTTGTTTTAGCTTGCTCGGCTTTTTGGGCGGAGATCGTGAGTACACCATGATCAAGTTTAGCTTCAATTGTATTTGTATCTAAAGTTGTGGGGATACTAACCGAATGATAGAATTTAAGATTATCTTGTTCTGCACTAATATGTAAAACATTATTTTCAGCAGAGAGTTTAATATTTTCTTTGCGAAAACGTGGGAGTTCTATCTCTAAATTGAAAGAATCTTTATCGCTTTCTTTAAATCCAACCCTATTTGAAAAACTATATGACGGACTTGTCACAACATCAAACATTGATGCCCATTTGGGCCAACTTTGATCAATCAGATCTACAATTTCCCATGTGTTAGAACCACTATAAGTTTTAGGTACGAGGCTTGCGTTAATATTCATAGTGTGATATTAGACTCATTGTATATTAAAATGTTCAAAAAAAAATAAAGAAAAATAAAATAAAAAGTGTCTCAATTGTATAGTGTGTAAATATATATGTTCTTTCATGAAGTCAAAAAAAGAAAAATCTCGTGACGTTTCTCCGTATACGGAGAAGAAAAAAACTAAATCAAACATTGAACTCAATATAAGAGAATTACCATGGACAGATAAACAAAAAGAGTTTATTAAATTAGCCAGTGATAAACATACAAAAGTAATTATTACTAAAGGTGTGGCTGGTACTAGTAAAACTCTTCTTGCCGTATACTGCTCACTACAAAAAATTAAAGATAAAAAAATTAGTGAAATATATTACAGCCGCGTTCCAGTCGAGGCTTCTGTGCATGGTATTGGATATATTAAAGGGACATCGGAAGAAAAAATGTCTCCTTATACTCATCCAATGGTAGATAAATTAAATGAATTATTAATAGAACCACATGTTAAAGCACTGATGGCCGATGAAAGAATTGTTGGGATTCCGTTGGGTTTCTTGCGTGGTTTAAATATTTCTAACGCTGCTTTTATTATGGATGAAGCTCAAAATTGTCGTGTAGAAGACTTTCTATTAGTAATGACAAGAATGGCGAAATTTTCAACATTATTTATATGTGGAGATGCTCAACAATCAGATATTAAACAAAGTGGATTTAGTAAAGTATTTGATATGTTTGATACAGAAGAATCTAGAAAACATGGTATTTATACTTTTGAATTTGGCAAGGAAGATATTGTAAGATCTGAAATATTGTCTTATATCATAGAAAGATTTGAAAATATAAAAAAATAAGTGTAATTAATAATTAATGGCTATTAGAAATATAATTAGAAAGGCAGAACAGGAGTATCCTTCTACAACAACACCTGGAGATATAGATTTATCTACAATTGAAGAATTGATATCTCAACAGGCTGTAATTAAAAGTACTGATACTTATATAGTAGCAGAACCTGAAGATAATTTAGCAACAAAATATAATGAAGCAAAGGCTTTAACTCCAAATGGTCAGGCTAAAAGTTCTACAAATAGGGCATGTTTAATTATAATGCCAGGTAATTATTCTTTATCATCTGAACTTGCAATTGACGCGCAGTATGTGGATATCATTGGCCTCGGAGCGCAAAAGCTAGAAAAAGGGGCAATTCCTGCCGTCACCATTACGGGCAACACCTTCAATGTAACCGCAAATGATGTACGCGTTCAGGGTATTAGTGTTGGTTCTCAGGCTTTTAAGATAGGTAACGATTTGCCACTTCAAAGATTTGAAGATTGCGTTGGGGGCGATGAAAGTTTTGGCGGTAACGGAGGGCAATCAAGTGGAACTTTTACAAATTGCATTGGAGGTAATTACAGTTTTGGTGGGGGATTTACGGGAATAGCTAGCGGTATATTTACGAATTGTATTGCACAATATAGTTCATTTGGTGGGTACGGATTAGCTAGTGGGACATTCATTAATTGCCTAGGTGGGGATGAGTGTTTTGGGATTACATCTAGTGGTACATTTACGGGTTGTATTGGATCTTCTAACTCGTTTAGTGGTTCTTCCGGAGTAGCAAGTGGAACATTTACAGATTGCATTGCAGGTAATTACAGCTTTGGTGGCAATGCTGGTATTGCTAATGGCATATTTACTAATTGCATAGGTGGTCTTGCTTCGTTTGGTGGTGATGGTGGTATAGCTAGCGGAACATTTACAGATTGCAGGGCTGGTGATATTAGCTTCGGAAGTCTTGGAGCTGCTAGCGGAATATTTATACGCTGTATTGCTGGCACTAACAGCTTTGGTGATACTATTGGAAATGCAAGCGGAACATTTATAGATTGCATCGGTGGTGATGGAAACTTCGGCGGTAATGGCGGCACGGCTAGCGGAACATTTACAAATTGTATAGCTGGCCTATATGGCTTCGGAGGTCTTAGCGGTTTCCTTACTGGTAAATTTTTTGAATGTCGCCTGACTTCTGGAACATTTGAACCCGTCAGTGGCGGGGGATTGATGCGTAACTGCATCGACGGAAACAATGACATTATAGATCAATAAATTATCCCATGAAAAATTTAACCTTAATTAATAACGAGTGGAAACAAAGAGTTAATCCCAACATAACAGAGGCTGAAAAGGCTGTTATTGAAAACAGGGAAGCTCCCGCAGAAGAGCGCAAAGCCGTGCTGGACGCTGTAAAAGAGAGGATGTTTGAAACACCATCCTCTGAAGACGTTGCTTCCGCACAAGCAATCTATGATGCCAACAAAATTGAAGGCTCTCAATTGATTAGCGTGGACGTTATTTTGCCAGCAGGAAGCGGCATCATCAATTGCCGTGTAAATGGAGAACATAAACAAATTAGATTTTAATTATGAATAGATTATTTCGTACCAATATTGTAGAAACTAGTGGCGTTAGAACTATTGCTGGCGGCGGTACGAATGCGTCTAATGCTGGACAGGCGCTTTTAAATCTTTCAGGAGTTTCTATTACTGGAAATCAAACTATTAGTGGTAATAAAACGTTTATAAATAACACTAATTTTAGTGGAATATTAAATTTTAACACCGCAAACACTGGAGAAGTTTTAGACGGTCAGATGAATTGGAATGCTGACTATGGGACTTTGCAAATTGGAATGAATAATGGCGACGTTATTAATCCAATTGGCTTTAAATCATTTTATCGCGTCAAAGCCGCACAAACCATAAGAAAAGGCAAAGTAGTTATGGCCTTAGGTGGCATTGGAAACAGTGAATATCTGCTCGCAAGAGAAGCGCAAAATATTGGAAATAGTGGTCAATTGATTATGGGTATTTCCGCAGAAGAAATTGCCGCTAATGATTATGGTGATGTTGTTGCTTTTGGTGCTATACGCGGAATTGACACAAATAATTTCCCTGTAGATTCTATACTTTATTATGATCCTGCGACAACTGGTGGTTTTACAAATATTCCACCGCAGGCTCCTAATGCTAAAGTTATAGTAGGTCTTAACACTACATCGGGCAACAATGGTATTGTTTTCGCTCGTGTCACAGCTGGTAGCGAACTTGGAGGCACAGACAATAATGTTAAATTTTCTGCTCTAAAAAATAATGATTTTATCAAATATAATTTAGCTAGTGGATATTGGGAAAATAAACAGCTTACTACTGGTGATGTTTCTGGCATTAGTAATTATTATCAAGCAAGTAATCCAAGTGGATTTATTACTAGTGAAAATGTTCTATTTACAACTGGTAGCCAAACTATAAGCGGAGATAAAACATTTGAAGCTGATAGTTATATATTTTCTGGTGCAAATATTTCAATTGTTGGTGCAAGCAAATTATCTATTGAAACTGGAAATGTTGTAACGAGCGGTATCGTTAAAAATCTTGGTGGTGTTAGCGGAATGCAAGTAATGACCACGGGGCAATATAATGCTATTACTCCTATCAGTGGAGTAGTATATATTTTAATATAATGAAATTCAACGATGCAGTTGATGTTAAATATAATGGTTTATCAGCCAAACAGGTTTATTATAATAATAAATTAATTTGGCCACAAATTGAAATTCCGCTTTCGGGTCTTTTTTGGGATTTTAACAATCCATCTGGTAAAACATTAACTGCTTTTAGCGTTGGTTTTATAGGTGGTCAAGTTACCGCCGATTGGAATGATGGAAGTTCTCAAATTTTAACTTCAGGTGTAAGCTATAACAAAACATTTTCTTAATATATGGCTGGAATTAGTTTAATATTACAAAATAACCCAATAATTACAGAAATTAATTGTGGTGCAAGTTCTCCAAAATTAGGAGGAACTGTTAATTTATCTGCATTTCCTAATTTAAAAACTTTTACATGTATTAATAATGCTATTACTGCAATTAGTGGATTTGAAAATAATCCAAATTTAGTGAGCATGAATTATTCAAGAAATAGTATTACTGGAAGTATTCCTAATATTAATTCAAATACTGGATTAGTTGAATTCTTTTGTTTTTTCAATCTGCTGACTGGATCTATCCCAAGTCTAAGTGCTAACACACAGCTTGAGGATTTTTATTGTGATAGAAATTTGTTATCAGGAACAATTCCAAATTTGGATAATAATGTGAATCTTTTAGATTTTCGGTGCTATACAAATCAACTAACGGGGAGTATTCCAAATTTGTCCTTTAATACAGATCTTAAAACTTTTTATTGTTATAGTAATTTTCTAACAGGTCAAATTCCAAATTTTACGAATAATTTAGAACTTGTGGATTTTCGTTGTGGATCAAACAGGTTAACAGGGCCTATTCCAAGTCTTGCAACACACACAAAACTTGAAGCTTTTCGTTGTGAAAATCAATCAGGAACAACCAAGCTTACAGGACCTATTCCTAATTTAAGTAATAATACACTACTTCAAGATTTTCATTGTGAATTAAATCAATTAACAGGACAGATTCCAAATCTCAGTGCTAATACGGGGCTTCAGTTTTTTTATTGTAATAACAACCAATTAACAGGACCGATTCCAAGTTTAAATAATAATATACCACTTAGAGATTTTTATTGCAATAGCAACCAATTAACAGGATCTATTCCTAGTTTTAGTACTATTACTGGGCTTCAGTTTTTCTTCTGTCAAAACAATCAATTAACAAGTTTTGCTGGAGGTTCTCTTCCTAGCACTCTTGGATTTTTTAGAGCTGATAATAATAATCTTGTCGCAACAGCAGTTAATAGTATTCTTTCATCTTTTGTTGCAGCTGGTCGAACTACAGCTAGCGGGACATGTGTATTAAATCTAGGAGGTGCAACAAATTCTCAACCAACCGGACAAGGTATTACTGATGTAGCGACTCTTCGAAGTCGCGGTTGGTCTGTAACTACAGGAACAAATACGCCATGATTAAAATATATTCAAACCAAGAAAAGCCAGATGTAGTTTCTAGCGTGGAGAGTATCATGACTAACGAAACAGAGTGGTGGATGATTTATGACGCCGAAACTAATAAGGTAATTATCCCACCTCTTCAATGTGCTGGTGGAACATCTAGTCCATATACAATGGTCATTGCGGACACAGAAGAAGAACTAAATCAATACATTATTGATAACAATCTAATTCTTCCATTTAATGGTTCCGATTCTATTGATAATATTTAATAATTTTTTCTGGTATTTTTAGATAGTCTTTATAAGATTTTAAAACTTTCGTTGGGCAAAAATCTTGCACATTTTTATATTTTCTATTATTTTCTGGCCATTTATTATATTTATAAAGCATCGCATATTTATATAAAATAGCATTTGCACTTTGGATATATTTTTTGTGATCAAAAAGTTGATTATTTTTGATTATATTAGCTGCGCATTTTTCACAGTCAATTTCTAACTCCATTAGGGCTTGTAATTCTTTTTTATATTTTTGTGGTTTTAATATAATTTCTGAATAGGTAATATCATAATCACAAAAATTATTCCATAATCGAGAATCATCACGCCATTGTAAGAAATGACAGTATTCATGCAAAAGAACGCCAAACCATTCTTCCTCTATTAGATTACCTTTGGCTACTTTAATAAGTGGATTATCATTTGAATCTAAATAAAAAAGACCAGAGCATTTACTCTTACCTCCGCAGTAATTTCCTTTTAATAATATAATACGACCATCAAGCAATTCGATATCTTCCTTGATGATATCGAACACTCGTGAATTAATTAAAGACGACATCAATAGTTATTTACACTTATATTTTTATATAAAGTTTATAGAAGAGATTTTAGAATTTTTTTGTGTAAACCTATAAAATACTAGTGTATGAAATATTTTTGTTCTAAATGTGGTAAAACCACTCAATATAATTTTGAGCTACCAAAGTTTTGTGCTTTTTGCGGCCAATCGTTTGCTAGTAAATCATCTTCAGTACAAACTGAAGATAATAGGAATAAATTTTTAAATGAATTAAAATTAAAGAAAAATATAAACCCTATAGTAATTAATGATGACAGTGACGATACAGTTGAAGTAGAAAGTAATATTAATTTTAAAAAAATTAAACCATCTTTTAAAGTAGATGTTTACCAGTCGAAAGGCGAATCTTTTGGAAGTTTAATTGAAAACCCTTCCAGCCCTATTAAAGAAAATACTCAAGATAATATACAAACAAAAACTAAAGAAGAAATTTTAGCAGAATTTCAAAAGGAAGCTGGCTCATTAAGATCTAAGTAATATGCCACGAAAGAAAAAAGGCGTTAATAGACCTTCATTTGAAGAATCGATAGAAATTATCAATTCTGAAATTCAGAAGCGTAAACATCGTTGGCATTTGACGGCCATAGCTTGGATGGATTTTGAAGATGTTGCTCAAAGATTAAGAATACATATTTATAAAAAATGGGAGAAATGGGATCCAGAAAGACCTATGCGCCCATGGCTTAATCAAGTAATCAATCACCAAATGACTAACATGCTCAGAAATCATTATTCTAATTTTTCTAGACCGTGTTTAAAATGCCCATTTAATACTGGTGATTATGGTTGCTCGATATATGGAACGCAAAATAATTCATGTAAAGATTACGCCAAATGGGAAAAGGGTAAAAAATCTGCTTATGATGTAAAATTTCCGTTGAGTATTCATAGTCCTAATCATGATAACCCAGAAACAACATTAGAAAATGTTTTACATGATACAGAAAATTCATTAGATATAGAAAATTTAATGCCACTTTTTCATGAAATTATGAAAAAACATTTAAGTATAATAGAATGGAAAGTATATGATTATATGTTCTTACAGCACCTTGAAGAAGCAGAGGTTGCTAAAAAAATGGGTTATAAATTAAGTTTAAAAGAAGGTCGTCCAGCATACAGACAAATTAGTAAAATTAAATCAAAAATTTTACAAAAGGCGCGTGAAGTAGTAAGGGAGGTATTATAATGGATGATATTTTAACATTAGAACAAAAAAATCGATTAACAGAAATTTTACAAAAAAATCCAGAAGCAACTCTTACAGAAATTACAGCTTATACGTATAATAATGAAAATATAGATAGTCGTAGCAAAGAAGGGCGAATTTTAAAAAAATATTTATTAGACAATAATATTGAATATAAAAATCGTTCTGTTTTTCAAAGAGATCGCGTTTCACTTACAAAAGATCAAGAAGAATTTATAAAAAATAATTATAAAAATCAGCACTATCTTGATATGGCAAAAATTTTATTTAAAAATAATAATTTAACGCATTTAAGTCTCGAATCTCGTGAAGTCAACAAATATGTTAATAAACTACAAAAAGCAGATCCTACATATTTGGACATGACAGTTTACACCCCAAAAGAAACAGAGAATACCACCCCAAGTCCTCTTGGGGAATATTTCCCGCCGCGTCGTATGGATCAAACTTTATATAGAATTAATAAATATCTTAATTTGGGTTGGGAGGAAAAGAAACTCAAAGCAATGCAACTCAAACAAGTGGAAATGCTTCAAAGATATTTAAATACTTTTAGTTTTTGTTACCAAATTAATACGTATCGTCGTGAAGATGATAGAAAACTCTTTGAAGATGCTTTTATTCGTTATACTTATGATAAAGATGATTTGACACAAGAAGAATTAGACCAATTTATTACCCTTTGTACAGAAGTTGTAACGGCTTCCACTATTTTACAGCAAGTAGAAGACTTGCGTCAATTATTAAGACAAGCATCTGAAGAGGATGAGGGCCGCAATATTAAAATGAGCTTGAATGAAGCTATTAGTAGTTTGCAAACAGAATATAATCAATGTCGCACAAGACAAAATAAATTATATAAATCTCTCGTAGATGATCGTTCTAAAAAATTACAAGAAAGAAAACAAGAAAACGCAAGTATTCTTAATTTAGTGCAAGCATGGAAAGACGAAGAACGTCGAAAAAGTATTATCAATTTGGCTGAAGCTCAGAAGCAGAATCTCGAAGAAGAGGCTAAACGTTTATCTTCTATGGATGAATTAAAAGCAGTAATTCGTGGAATTGATATTGATGAAATGGTGCAAGGCTAATATAATATATTATGAATAATAACAAAATATACTTAAAATGTAAAGTTTGTGGCGAAGAATTTAATTATTTCGCTGAGTTACAAAAGCATTTAAGAAGTTATCATAAACTTTCTTGTAAGACTTATTTTGAAACTTATTGGAAACGTATTGATCGTTTTGATGGTAAAAAACTAGAATATAAGTCCTTTGATCAATATATTACTTGTGATTTTGTTGATAAGAAAAACTATAAAAATTGGTTGAAGACGCTTTCTAAAGAAGAGTGCGCTGATTACTTTAAAAGTAAATTAAAACAATATTGCGATTTAAAAAACTTAGAAAGTGCTCCTGGTCAAGTAGAAGCTCAAAGTATAAATTGTTTATTACCAGTAAGCACAATAGAAGTTTTTTCTGGAATGGATTACAATAATTTATGTAAAAAAATTGGATTGCATTCCAGATTTAATTATCAAATTCCTGAAGAAATTCAATTCACCCCTACTCCGCAAATTATTGTAGATAGTCGTGAACAAAAGCCATTTCATTTTGAAGAGCTTACTTTAATTGAATCAAAATTAGAGTATGGAGATTACTCACTTCACCCTAATAACAAATTAGCTATAGAAAGAAAAAGTTTATCTGATTTATATGGAACTTTAAGTGGTGGTCGTGAAAGATTCGAACGTGAGATCCAAAAAGCTAAAAAATTAGAAGGTTATATTGTGGTTGTAGTTGAGTCTACCTTAAATAATATGATGTATCAAAAACAAAAATTTGGTAAAGCATCTGGTGAATTTATAGCCCATAATATGAGACAACTATTAAGAAAATATGATAATTTACAATTTGTTTTTTGTGATGGGCGTGAAGAAGCTAGAGACAAAACTTTATATATTTTAAAAATGGACAATGAAGCCTGTAAAATAGATTTACAATATTACTTTGATACAAAATGGCCCTTATAGTTGGTAGTCAAAATAAAAAATCTATTGTTCCTGTTAATCAAGAACTTTTAAAATTAAAAGGAGATTTAACGGATCAAGAGGCAAGGATTTCCCTTGCGAAATTTCTTCGTTATAATCTTGGATTTACAACAGACTTAGCTCTAGGTTTAAATTTAGAATCATATCAAGAATTAACAATAAATTCTTTTTTCAATAGAAATTATTGTATGCTTGTTTGGGGTCGTGGATGTGCAAAAAGTTTTTGTGCTGCAATTTATTGTATTTTAAAATGTATATTCGAACCTGGAACTAAAATTCTTATCGCTTCTATTAACTTTCGTACGAGTCGCCGTGTTTTTAATGAAATTGAAAAATTTTTAAGCTCTCCACAAGCAGCTTTAGCACGTCAATGTTTTGGTTTAAAAAGTAAGCGTAATGACCAATACGAATGGGAAGTTAATGGTGGAAGTATTACAGCTATTCCATTAACTGGAGAAAAGATTCGTGGTATTCGTGCTAACGTACTAATTCTTGATGAGTTTTTATTATTACCTCCTGATATTATTGATAATGTTCTCATTCCGTTCTTAAGCTCTCCTCGTGACGTAGGAGAAAGAATTCGTATTAGAAAATTAGAAGATGAATTAATAAAAAAAGGATTGTTACATCCTGATAATAAACAAATATTTGAGAATACTTCTCAGATGTTAGCTCTTAGTTCTGCAAGTTATACATTTGAACATTTATTTCGTGTTTACCAACAATGGTCGCATTTAATCGAACATCCAGAAGAACAAGAAACTAAAGAAGGAGAATTGCCTGGAACTTATTTTGTTTCGCAATTAGGTTATGAAGCATTGCCTTCTCATATGGTGGATCAAGCCGCAATTCAAGTAGCTAAAAGTGGCGGAAGTTCACATCATTCGTTTTTACGAGAATATTGCGCGCGTTTTATTGATGGTGGAGATAGTTATTTCTCACCCAAAAAAATGCATGAATGTACTATTCCAGATGGAGAATATCCTACTACTAAAGTCATTGGCGATAGCGATAAAAAATATATTTTAGCAATTGACCCGAACTTTTCATCATCTAAGGTTGCTGACTATTTTGCTATGAGTCTTATTGAACTAGATGAAGAAAAAAAACAAGGGGTTCTTGTTCATGGTTATCAAGCTGCGGGGTCTTCATTACAAGACCATATTAAGTATTTTTATTATTTGTATAAAAATTTTAATATTGCTTTAATTATAATTGACCATGCGGGTGCAGATACATTTATTGATGCGGTTAATAATTCTCAATTTTTTAAAGACATGAATCGCAAAATTGGATTTGTCGATTTTGAATCTGATAAAGAAAATGAAGATTATAGTAAGATGTTAAAAGATTGTGCTCGTCAGTATAATAAAGATTTCGGGAATATATGTATTAAACAATATTTTACTAGTTTCTTCTTGGGTCGCGCCAATTCTTATTTACAAACTTGTATTGATCATAAAAAGATATGGTTTGCATCGCGCGCTAGCAACCATCCTGATATTTTAGAAAATATTTTTACAATGAATCTTCCTATGGAGTATATTTATCCTAGAGGCATTGGTGACAAAGCTGATAATGAATTTGAAACTAAAAAATTAACTGTTAGAGAATTTATAGAAGAACAAGATTTTATTATTCAAGATACTAAAGACCAATGTGCGAATGTAGAAGTAACTACAACATCTAGGGGTACCCAAAGTTTTGACCTACCATCACATTTAAGAAAATCTACAAGTGTAAACAGGGCAAGAAAAGATAATTATACTACTCTTATGTTAGGGAATTGGGGTGTTAAAGCTTATTTTGATATAATGGCTCCAGAAAATTTTGTAAAAAAGAATACAACCTTTGTAGCAGAATTAATCTAATAAATATCAGATTTTAGTGTAATAAACTGTTATAATAAATTATGGCACGAAATAATAATAAAAATATTAAATTCCCAGAGCCACAGGTAATTGAAGGATCTATAAAATCAAAAGATAATATAGAAGTCAAGGCCAGTCGCGGCGAAGTCAATACTTCCGTAAGAAGGAATAGAGCTTCTACAATTTCTAGAACTGATAAATATAAAAATATTGAAGGTGGCGTTATTCCTTTTATTTATGGTGGCGGTTATGGTAAATATACTTCTAATATAAGTATAAAAGATACTATTATCTTGTGTCAAAAAGCTTATTACAATTTTTCTATTTTTAGAAATACCATTGATTTAATGACCGAATTTAGTTGCTCTCCTATATATTTTACTGGTGGCAATGAGCAATCTCGCAAATTCTTCCAAGCTTGGGGGGATCGTGTTAATTTATGGAAATTACAAGATATGTTTTTCCGTGAGTTTTTCCGTAGCGGTAATGTATTTCTTTACAAATTAAATGCGCAATTTACAAAACAAGATATGCGAGTGCTTACGGATTTAATTACCACAGAGGCTCGTACTGGTGAAATTCCAGTTAGATATATTATTTTAAATCCAGCAGATGTTCAAGCTATTGGCTCTGCATCATTTATTACCCCTCAATATGTTAAAGTTTTAAATGATTTTGAAATGCAAGTTTTAACTAATCCTACTAATGAACAAGACCAGCAACTTGCAGAAAGGGTTAAGAATGTAAAAGATTTAAAAACATCAAGTAATATTACCCAATCTAATCAATATATGATATTTGAATTAGATCCTGAAAGATTTGTTCCTGTATTTTATAAAAAACAAGATTATGAACCATTTAGCGTCCCAATGGGCTTCCCAGTTCTCGAAGATATTAACTGGAAGCAAGAACTTAAAAATATGGATATGGCAATTAGTCGTACCATACAGCAAGCAGTCCTTTTGGTTACAATGGGAAATGATGAAGTTGGTATGCCAACCAAAGAACAAATCAGTACATTAAGAAAAATTTTTGAAAATGAAAGTGTTGGACGTATTCTTGTTACTGACTATACAACTAATATTAAATTTATCATTCCGGAAATTAGTAATATTCTAGATCCTAAGAAATATGAAGTTGTAGATCGTGATATTCGTTATGGTTTAAATAATGTACTCTTTGGTGAAGAAAAATATGCAAATACAAATACTAAAATAGAAGTATTTCTTTCTCGTTTAAAACATGCCAGAGAAACTTTTATGAATGATTTTCTTTTACCAGAAATGAAAAAAATTGGTAAAAATCTTGGATTTAAAAATTTACCAGTAGCTCGTTTTAAAGATGCAGACTTTAAAAATGATATGAATTTAACAAGAATTTATTCTCGTTTAATTGAGCTTGGCGTATTAACTCCAGAAGAAGGTATTACAGCAATTGAAACCGGACGTTTACCACTTCCAGATGAAAGTGTAGAATCTCAAAAAGATTTTAAACAATTACAGGAAGAAGGTTTATATCAACCACTTTTAAATAAACCTCAACAGCAACAATCTGGTCGTCCAACTGGAACTGGAACGCCACAAACAACAAAAGCACCAAGAACGGCTCCAACTGTTCAAGCTTCAGAAATTAAACCTAAAATTAATGCTGATCTAGTTGCAAAAAATTTAGTTAAATTTGATAATTTAGTTGAAGCCGTAGAAACCACTTTAAAAGAAAAATATAATCGTAAAAGATTAACAAAAGAACAAAAAGAAATAATTCAAACAATTGCAGAAACAATTGCTACAAATGAAAATCCGAAAGACTGGGTTAACAAAATTAATGATTATCTTAATGCGCCAGTTCAATTAAATGTCAATATGGAAAAGATTAATGAAATTGCGGCTGAGTATGGTTTAGATTATAAAACAGCAATTTTATTATATCACAGCAAATTAGATTAATATGGCGAAAAGTTTAATCAGAAAAAATCAATTACATCCAGACGTAGGCGATTTAGTTAGCGGCTACGGTTCTGGATATTTTGTTACATTTGGTGAGTTAGATTTTATATTAAGTGAATTCAATCCAGAAGTTGAATTAACTGGACAAAATGTTGTTTACACAACTGGTAATCAGACAATTAGTGGAATAAAAACATTTGATAATAGACCATTTTTTAATGGGTCTGGCCTGGCCACAACTGGCGAATTAGGTGGTTCAACATTATTCGATGGAAATAGGGAAATCACTGCTGATGTTCAGGGTTTTCAAGGAATAACGCCTGGTGGCAATGATGTTGTTTCTTTCCTTAACAATGTTTTTTATCCATTTGTTTCTGGATCTATTTCTCTAAATAGTTTTGCTGTACAAGAATTGGGAAGAACGGTTACTAATATAAATTTTGTAGGTACAATTAATACTGGTAGTTTAAATTTAAATACATTTACAAATGTAGAGGGCTATGTAAATAATGTTGGACGTTTACCGCTGCTTATTCCAGTAGTTCAAAATTTTAATTGGTCAGTTGGTATAAATTTAAGTAATACATCTAATAATGTTTATATAAAAGCTAGCGGCGTAAATCAAAATAACAGCCCAATTGAAATACAAAGTAACACGCGAAGTATTATTTTTGAAGCTCCTTATTACTGGGGCTCTGGACAAGATAATTTAACAGCTTCTCAAATTACTGGCGCACCAAGAACTAAAGTTGTTTCAAGTAAACCAAACCCTATTACATTAACATATAATACAGTTAATAGCCGTTTTTGGTTAGCGTATCCTTCGGGATGGGGACCTTTAACTTCAATAATAGATCAAAATAATTTTAATATAACATCTAGTTTTACTGGTTCGGGAATGTTATTAAATTTAGTAAATGGGTCTACACATCCATATTTAGTATATAAATCTTTAGTCAATTCAACAAACTCTAATTTTCAAATTAGATTTAATTTTTAATTTATGGGAATACAAGTATCTACAAATTTTGATTTAGCATCATCAGTACCATTAGATTCAAGAATTGTCGTTTCTAATCAAACTGAACGAAATGCATTAGTCACAAGTAATAAAGCTTATGCTGGAATAATTGTATATGTAACTGGAGAAAATAAACATTATTATTATAATACTGGTAATCAATGGGTTGAATTTAATTCTGTTGCTCCAAGTAATGTTGTTTATACAACTGGAAATCAATTAATTAGTGGGATTAAAAATATAACGAATGAGCCTTCAGGTGGTGGCTCATTTTCAGCTGGAAATATTTTAATAGGCCAAAATAATAATAGCTTATATTTAGGAAGAACTCGAATTGAAGAAAATCCGTGGGATTTAAAAACATCAACAATTGGAACGGGATGGGAACTAGCATTACCTGCAGCAAATACATCTGGTACAAATAAAATATATAATGCCATAGCAATATCTAGCAAAGGTAATCTTATAGCGACTTCAATTCAATATACTCAAAACAGCATCTCTAAAAACTCAATTATAAATATATCTGAAGACTATGGGAAAACATGGTCTACAAAATTCGAACTAGGCTTAAGTTCTACTAGATCTCCAAATATTTTATCAATAGCAATGTCAGTTGATGGAAAATTTATAACAATTGGAGCTGTATTAAGTAGTCCTACGGAAAGTAGACTTTTTGTATCGACAGATTATGGAAATACATGGGTAAATCGTCTTAACACGTTCTCAGTTGGGGCTCCCTACGTATCTATGTCTAGTGATGGCAGAATTCAAACCGCCGTTCAATATAATGGCAATATTTATGTATCCACAGATTATGGAAACACATGGGTTCAAAAAACATTCGACTCTATTGGATCTATTAAATGGAATGGTATCAGCATGTCTAGCGATGGAAGGATTCAAGCTGCTTGTAGAGATAGTCAGTCACTTGCTGTTTCATATGATTACGGTAATTTTTGGACTAATAAAGACACGAGTAGAGCTTGGCGATCCATTAAAATGTCTAATGATGGTAGAATTCAAGTAGCTGTAACAACCGTGGGAGGTATATTTGCCAAATCTATCGATTATGGGCAAAATTGGCAAATAATAAATAATACTACTTCCGCATTTGATATGGCAAACTCATCTAATGGTAAAATTTTATTATTTGCTGCCCTTTCTAGCCTTTATACTTCCAACAATTATGGTGACACGATTATTAATTCACCATTACCAGCAGCAGGCCTTTCATATAGCGTTGGCATGTCTAGTGATGGTAGAGTTCAATGCATAGGAGTTAACGATTTCGGTATATATATATCAAAAGCATCTTTAACCACTCAAAGTAATGTTGAAAGTGAAGGTAATATTATTGCAGAAGAATTTTATGGTAATAATTTAGTATATAATACTGGAGAACAAACTATTAGTGGTACTAAAAATTTTATTTCTCGTCCAACTGTTAATGGGACTGGTGTTTTATTACAGGGAGAAGCTGCGGATGTATCTTTAAATAATGTAGTTTATACGACTGGTGATCAAAATATTAGTGGTATTAAATCATTTGAAAGAATTCAGATAATACCATCGCTTGAGATTAATACAGTTCCATATTTTACTTCAGAAGATAACCAGGATGGTACAGATTCTTTGGTGATAAAGGCTAGTAATAATCAACCAATAGTATATTTTAGCCAGTTCGGACCATCAAACGTGCTTGTATCGCTACTCGGAACCGTTTCTTTTGAAAATAGGCCAAATGTTCAGGGTACTGGCGTTCTTTTAAGCGGTGAAGCAGTTAGAAGTAACGGTACTATTAATAATATGATTAAGCTAACACAGGCTGAATATAATGCGCTATCAGTAAAAGATCCAGCTACTTTTTATGTAATAGTCGATTGATATGTTGCAAGAAGCTGATAATTTTTATCTAGGTACTGGAATTGTTAGCCGCTTATATTTGGGGAATACCTTACTTTGGCCTTTCCCTGGGGGGGATTTTTGGCAATTTTTTGATAATCCTTTTGGCAAAACTTTATCAAATTTTAAAGTTATTTACACAAGTGGAAATGTAATTGCTAATTGGGAGCCAAATTCAAGTACAAATATAGTTTCTAATACAAATTATAATTACACATGGGGTGAGAGACCATTAGATGATGATTATATATTGAATGATGGAAAATACCAAATAGCAGCAAGTAAACAAGCTGAAAGTAGAATTTATTTATCAAAAGATTATGGACAGACATGGGTAGCGACTGGAGAAGTATCAGGGTGGCGTGGGGTAGCTATTAGTCATGATGCTAAATATCAAACGGCTGTTGTTAATAGTGGTGGTATATTTGTATCTAACAATTCTGGTCAAAATTTTATTGAAAAAATAAGCACTCCGAGAGCATGGTATCGTGTAGCGATGAGTAGTAATGGTAAATACCAAACAGCCATAGTATCTAGGAATAATTTTACATATGAAGATCTTCTTCCTAATAATATTTATGTTTCTAATGATTATGGAGAAACATGGAATCCAAAATTTTCAGTACCAAATAATGGTAATTTAGTAAATCTTTGTGTTTCTTCTGATGGTAAATTTCAGGTTACAAATACATATGTTGGAGGCCCAGGTTCTGAAGGGTTATTTTCCGGATTATATATTTCAAAAGATTATGGGGAAACATGGTCTGGCGCGAATATCGGACCTGGCACATATACTAGTGTTGGTATGAGCGCGGATGGTAAATACATAACTTTATCCGCTTTCTTTACCGAAGGAGGAGTTGTTATTTCTAATAATTCAGGTATTTCTTTTAATATTTTATCAATTTCACCAAATTCAGCTATGCATGATGTATCCGTAAGTAATGATGGTAAATATCAAAGTATTGTTGATGTAGCAGATAATGGAAGAATATGGGTTTCAAATAATTATGGTCTCCAAAACTCTTGGGCTCCAAAAGGTCCAATATTAGATTTTCCAAAAAAATGGTACAATATAGCTATGAATGGAGATGGAAAATACCAAATCGCTAATGGTGTATCAGAATTATACGGATCTAATGATTATGGAAACACTTGGTCACAAAGAGATTCATTAAGAGATTGGATGGATATAGCGATTAGTCGAAAAAGTATTGCAATTCCAGCTGCCCCAAGTCAACCCACAACAACTAATGTAAATGATATAAGTTTTACGGCAAATTGGAATAGCGTTCCAACAGCAATAAATTATCGTCTTGATGTAGCTACGGATAATAATTTTACAAATTATGTGATTGGTTATAATAATCTTACAGTAAATGGAACAAGTCAAATTGTAAATAATTTATCAGCTTTTACAACATACTGGATAAGAGTTCGTGCGGCGAATGAAGATGGTATAAGTAATAATTCACAATATATTGGTAGAGTGACTGCGACTGCAATGCCTAATCAGCCAACAAGTTCTAATGTCACTTCTAATGGATTTACATTAAGTTGGAATGTTGTCCCAAATGCGAATCAATATCGTCTTGATATTGCTACGAATTCTAGCTTTACAAATTTTGTAGTTGGCTATAATGATAAAGCTATCTATACAAATAGTGAAATTGTAACTGGGTTATCTGCCAACACTACTTATTATATACGCGTAAGATCCGCAAATGTTACTAGTAGCCCTAGTCGGAGTTCACCAACATTAACTCAATCTACCTTAGCTATATGTCCTGAATGTGGTGGGACTGCTACTTTAATAAACGACGGCGGTGGGACGGTTTGTATTGGAGTTCCAGATTTATCTTTTAATAGTAGTGACATTGTGCCTGCGAATTTCGACTGTAACTATACACCAAGTAGTTATATGATTTACCCAACTTCTTTATGTGGTGCAGCAATTGAAGGTTCTTATTTAGCTGATCCAAGTAGGTGTGGAAGTTTAGCTAATATTGGCAAACCTTATTATAAAGCATTATTAGCTGGCGGAGGCGAAAGACAAATTATTCCAGGCTTAACGTTTGCACAATGTGGAATTGGACAGGGCTTACATACATATTATGTAATACTTTGTGTTAATAGTTGCGCAAGCGCCCAAGGCGCAATAAAAACAAAATCTTATCCTTCTCAATTGTGGATAAATTAATTTTATAATTTATTTTGTGTGTACATATATAATATGAAGTATTTATCGTTAATATTTATTCTATTTTTTACTGGATGTGTATGCTTAGATCCAGCGCATAAAAAATCTGGACCACCAATTGCAAATACCGAAGAAGTTATTCAGTCACTTGAAAAAACAAAAAGTGAATTAGATAAAGCTGGAGAATCAAATACTATTGTTGGAGAAAAAGTTGAGAAAGCTTTAACATTAGCAGATAGATTAGAGAGGCTTCTTGAACAAATAGAAGAAGAATCTAATTCTAAATTAATTAAAGAACCAATTATATGAAAAAATTTATTCCATTTATTTTATTATTAATTTTTATAAATACTGGGTATAGTCAATTTAACTGGTTTAAATCAAAATCAAAAGTAGATACAACGCCAGCTGTAGTTGTAACACCAAAAGCCCCAATACAAGATGCAAAACAAATTGTTAAAGAGTTACAATCAGAATTAAAAATTGCTAAATCTGAAAATGTGAAACTTAAAGATAATTTGAGCAAAGCAAACATGAATTTGAAAGACAGTTTCACTCAAATAGATAAACTTAAAAAAGATATTGAGACTCTAAAAGAGTGGGGTATAGTACAACAAGCAGAAGCTCAAAAATGGCTTGAAAAATATACTAATGCAATTAAACGTTATCATCGTTTAAAATGGATTGCTGCAATTATTGCAGCTGCTGGTGGGGTATTACTAGGTTTACAAATTATGGGTTTTGTGCCACCGCCTTATAATTTATTAGCTCCAATTGGTGGGGCTGGATTATTTGCATCATTAGTTTGGATCTTTTTATAATATGTGGACTAATTTAAAAAATATTGTAAGCAGTGCCGCTTCTTTTTTAAGTTCTAATCGCGTACCACCTGGAACGCCAATTGAGCTACAAAATTCATTAAGAAAAGAAAACCACTTTAAATCAAAAAAATTTTTTCTAGCATTTTCTTCTTTTATTGGTTTGCTATTTTTTTATTTATTGTCAGTAGCAATATTATTTTTATTACCAAGTAAAAATGAATTGATTTCTGGTTATGTTACTATTTTTACAAAGACAATTGAAATTGTAGCAATTATTGTTGCCTCTTATATTGGTGTACAAGCGGCTATTGATCTTAAATATGGTAGCTCTTCTAATACAAATTTAAATTCTACTTTAACATCAGAACAAAGAGAAGAAAATATTATATATGAAGAAACGATTGTATATGCTGAAAAATATAAAAATGATCCATCTTATGCCCCACTTGAATGGGTAATGAAATATGAATAAAGTTTTAAAAAAAGGTGATTTTGGACAAGATGTAAAACAATGGCAGTTGTTTTTACAAAGCGCTGGTTATAAAATACCATATGTTGATGGAGCATTCGGCCCAATGACAGAAAGAGAAACTTTAAAATTTCAAACTAAAAATGGTCTTAAACCTGATGGAATTGTTGGTCCAAAAACTTGGAAATTTATTACTACTGTTAGTGAAAATACACCGATTTCTCAACGCTGGCCAAAACAAGACTATAATAGTATGGTTAATTTTTATGGCCCAGTTGGAGAAAATCAAACTAGTTTAGAAATACCATATCCCATGAAACTTGCTTGGGCTAAAAATATAACTATTAAAAAATTTACATGTCATGAAAAATGCGCAAAAAGTTTTTATAATGTTTTTGAAAAAGTATTAAAAACATATGGAGAAAAAGAAATTGATAGGCTCGGTTTAAATTTATTTGGTGGTATTTTGAATGTTAGAAAAATGCGTGGCGGCAATGCTTTTAGCACTCATTCCTGGGGATGTGCTGTAGATATCGATCCTGATCGAAATCAATTAAAATGGGGAAAAGATCGTGCAAAAATGGCCCATCCAGATTATAATAACTATTGGAAATTTGTCGAAGAAGAGGGCGGGATTAGTTTAGGTCGTTATAGAAATATGGATTATCAACATTGGCAATTTGCAAGATTATAATAATAAATTATAAAAATAAGTGTAAGTAATCTATAATAATAAAATGCCTACATACGAAGAAGCTGTTATTAATAATATCGATCCAAAAACAGGATTTGATTTATCAGATTTATCAATTTCATTTACCCGTCCAATATCATTGTGCGCGTTAGAATTAACAAAAACAAATCAAGATAAAATTATTGTAGGTAGTAAACTCAAAAATGTTGCCCTATTAAAAGAAGAAAGTGTAAATTTACAAATGGATACAATGAAAGATTTTAAATACTCAATTAAATTTGATGGAATTATCGTTCAAGCGATGGTTCCTTTTGATGATGATAAATATTTAGCAGTAGCTTCAATTGACCAGTTAAAACAATATCTTCCACAAAATGTTGATCTTGATGTTAATCGTGATTTAATGGGAGTTGCTTTTGATGCTTTCGTTGTTAATCGTGGAAATAAAAATGGACATATAATCAGCACAGATGTTGCTTTAGCAATGGTTGAGAATTTTATTAATAAACCATTTAATATTGAACATAATCGTAAAGTGGTTGTTGGTGTTTGTACTGGTTATGGATTTAGTGAGTTTGGTAGTAGTAAACCTTTGACTTTAGAAGAAGTAAAGGGAATGAAAGGCCCATTTAATGTTGTTCTTTCTGGTTACGTATGGAAAATTGTAAATCCAGAATTTGCAGCTGAATTGGTTACTAGCAGTGATCCGTCTTCTGATAGATACTTGTCAGTTAGTGCAAGTTGGGAACTTGGGTTTAATGAATTTAATGTTGCGAAAGGAAGCAAAAATTTAGCTGAAGCAACTATTATAGAAAAAGAAGAAGAAATTATAGAATTAAAAGATCGTCTTAAAGTTTTTGGAGGCAATGGGTTTACAGAAGATGGAGAATTAGTTCTTTTAAATCTTCAGGGAAATGTTCTTCCACTAGGAATTGGTTTTACTAATACCCCAGCTGCTGAAGTTAGTGGTGTTGTTATTTCTTATGATAAACCAAAAGAAAATCAAGAGTCAACAGCCGCCGAAGAAACTTTATCTATTGTTGAGAACGAAGATGCAGACAAATATGAAAAAAAATCTGACGAAATGAAAGATAATCAATATGTTTGTACTGGTTGTGGTTATAAAGGTATGTATGCTGAAATTTGTCCACAATGCTCTTCATCAAATTATAAAAAATATAGTGAGGTAGAATCTTCTGAAATTAAAATGAATAAAAAAAGTGTCCAAGAAGAAAATAAAAATGTAAAAAATATTATGCAACTAAAAAATATTGATGATATTACGGATGATTCCATTAAGGAAGTTGCTGCAAGTGAAGTTCGTGATTTTATTTCGAACCGTATCGCAGATCTAGCTAAAGAATGGCAATCAAAAGTTGAAGAAAAAGAAACCGCACTTAAAGCTGCTGAAGATCAAATCGCTGAATTAAAAACCAGCCTTGAATCAATCAAAGCCGATAGTGAAAAAGTAAAAGAAGAATTCACGAAAATTCAAGAAGATCTTAAAGCCAAAGAAATTGAAGCCAATTTCCAACGCCGTATGGCCTTGCTTGATGAAGAATTTGATCTTACTGATGAAGATCGTAGTATCATCGCAGAAGATTTAAATGCCATCGAGAATGATGAACAATTCGAAAAATGGTATAAAAAGTTTTCTACATTTGCCGCAGCTAAGAAAAAAATGGCTAAAGCTGAAATGATGAAGAAAGAAGCTGAAATGAAAAAAGAAGAAATGAAAGAAGAAAAAGCTTCTGAACCTTCTGAAGTCGTAGCTAGCGAAGAAAAAACTGTAGAAGAAGTAATTTCGAGTGCAGAGGTAAAGGAAGAAGTCCTTCCGAACGCTTCCTCTCCTCAAGAGGTATCATTGGTTGAAAAAATCAGTGCTGCTTTCAATAAAAACAGCGTAAAAATTAAATAAATAGAAAGAAAATAAAATTATGGCAAATTTAAAACCATTCAGAGATTATGATGAGCATGATGTCGTAAATCTTTTTGCTGTTAACGCAGAATCCTTAAATAAGGGAACTGTTGTTGTCGCAGACGGAAACGGTGTTGATCTCAAATCTAATCTTAGTTTAGACAACCTTTCTCAATACGGAAACACTCTTTCCGCACAATTCAATGTTCCTTGGACTGTTAGCGCCGCTCCTTCTGGTGCCGCTAAAGGCCAAATCGTTGGATTATTGCTTAAAGATGTTCGTAAAGTAGATGAGAACGGCGAACAATTAATTTACAACCCACGCAAGGCAGCTGAGATGGATGTCATCATCAGTGGTCAAGCATGCCCAATTCTTACAAAAGGGCTTGTTCTTGTTAGCGGTATCGTTGGAACCCCAGGAGTTGGTAGCGGCGCAGCTGTTTCCGACGCTGGTAACGGAGATCTTAAAGTTGTACCTTATGCTAGCGCAACAGTTGGCAAATTCCTCGGTCCTAAAAATGACGAAGGATATGCCCTCTTAAAGGTAGAACTCTAATAAAATAAATAAAGAAAGAAAAATATGAAAATTCAATTTGATAAAAACCCAGAGCAAGTCGAGCTTATCAAGGCTCTTGCTTCGGACAATAAAACTGTAGCAATGGAAGCTCAAGAAGCTTTCGCAGCTTTCATCAGTGAAGTTGTTCAGCAAGTTCTCTTACAAGCTGGTACTGCTCCTATGATTTACAGAGACGTAGAATTTGATGAAGATGATTCTCCTTCGATTCCGCTTGATCTTTACTACGGTCTTAATGAGGGGCACATCAGCGTATGGAGCCAAACTGTTGGTGGCGGATTGCCAACCAATTTCGTACAAGGTATGCAAGAAATGAAAATCAATACCTATCGTCTTGATAGTGCGATTTCCATGGACAAACGCTATGTACGTAGGGCTCGTCTCGACGTTGTTGCTGCTGGTTTGGAACGTATGGCCAATGAAATTCTTGTAAAACAAGAACGTAATGCTTGGGCTGTTATCCTTAAACTCTTAGCTGAAGCTTCCACAAATAGCACTAAACACGTTTTCCGTGTTGGTACTGCTGGAACTTTCCAACTTGACGACATGAACAAGCTCTGGACTTTAGTTCGTAGACTCAACGCTGCTTACACTGGCGGTACACCACAAGCTCTTCAGAGCCGTGGCTTAACCGACATCTTCGTAAGCCCAGAAGTCAAAGAACAAATCCGTGCATTTGCTTATCAACCAATGAACACACGCTCTGGCGCTGTTGCTACAAGTGGTGCTACTGCAGTACCTCTTCCTGACAGTGTTCGTGAAGAAATCTATCGTGCTGCTGGTACTAATGAAATCTTCGGAGTAACAATTCATGAATTGCTTGAACTTGGCGAAGGCCGTAAATACAATGACTTGTTCGACACCTTTGCTGGTTCGACACAATTCAATACATACGGACAAGCTGGTGGAACAACATTCACAAGCGCAACTGATGAATTAATCATCGGTGTTGATGCTACACGTAACGCTTTCTTGCGCCCAGTCGCAATCCAAAGCGAAAGCCGTGGCCAAGTCAGAGTTCTTCCTGACGACCAATTCTTGGCTCGTAGCCAAAAAGTTGGCTTCTACAGCTTCGTAGAAGAAGGTCGCGTAGCTGTTGACGCTCGCGCAGCTGTTGGTTTAATTGTATAATTAAACAAATAGTTTAAAAAATTAGGGCCATCCGAAAGGGTGGCCCTTTTTTTATAAAAAAATTAGATTATTTTTACATTAAATGTAATAATATTTAAGATGAATACTCAAACTAAAAAGAAAAGAGGTCGCCCATCAAAAAAAGATATGTTACAAATTCACGGGAAAGAGGAAAAAACTGTTAAACAGCCATCTTCTTTAGATGAAATTTTAGGCGAAACTCTTTCAATATACACAGCAACAAGTTCTGAACAATATCGTGGACAATTAGCTGAAATGAATATGACGGATCTACAAGCACATGCATATAAAATTGGTCTTGTTCCAACTCCAGATAGAAAAGTTCTTACAGACCGTTTAGTTCAGGAATTTATAAAATGGAATTCTAGATATGGTAGTAATGTTGCAGAAGGTCAAGTTAAATCAATTAATGATTTAGACGCTAAAGCGCGAAAGATCTTAAGAGAAGGTGCTTAATTTTTTGTGTAAAATAGTATGTGAACTGTACATATTCTTTTTCTCAATTTATAGATAGTGTATATAATGATTTAGGAAATCCTGCATCTTATCCTCCAAGTCGTTTATCTGGATGGTTTTTGGATAATTCAAATGCTGGAAAATTAAATAATTTAATAGGCACGCATATTTCTGGGGTTTGTTTTCAAAACTCTTCTGGAATCGTTACTGGTTATGGTTTATTACCAGAGCCGTCTTCTGATCAATATTCGATTTATAAAATGATATTTGATTGTGAGTATTTTAAAAATGAAGCCAGAAACGCAGCATCTAGTGCAATGACTGTTGGTAATGATTGGACAACTTTAAGAGAAGGGGACAGTACAATCACTAAAATTAATAAAAATGAAATTTCTAAAAATTTTAGAGGTCTTGCTCAAGACTGCAAAGCGGAATTAGATAAATCTGTAAAAATGTATCTTAAATATAATTCTATACCTGATCAAGTTGTTGGAGATGATACTGAAGGTGTTGCAATTTATATAACTCAAGAATATCAAAGAACATTAAATTAATATGCCAAGTTTTGTTTCAGATGCAGAAAAATTAGCATGGGCAAATGAATTCAATAATTTACATGATACATTTGCAAGGCCTGTTACTGCATGGAAAACACCTGAACGTGTAGTCGTATCTAGTGATCCAAATTATAATTTTTTATATAACGATCAGGAGTCTATAGAAGTAACTTATATTCCGATTAGTGGTACTTTTGATTGTCGAATTCAATGGCAAGATCCATCTAAAATGATGGGTTGGCCAGAAATTCGTGAAGAAGTACGTGGAAATATTTGCAGAATAAAAGCAAAAAAAGATTTTGTAGATTTTATTAGTGATGCTGAAAAAATTGAAATTGATGGTCGTCCGGTCCAATCATTGGGAACTAATCGTCCACACGGACTTTTCAATATAGATTTTTATACTTTATATTTTAGGGAGAGCGAATAATGGCTGGAAAAATTAATAAAAAACTTATTAAAAAGGAGGTCTTCCAAAGTAAAAGCGTAAAGACTTTAGTTCGTAATTTAGTTAAACAAGAACTAGAAAAAGAAAAGGCTTTATTTCGCGCAGAATTTGAATCACACCCTGTTACGCAAGAATTAGATGGTGGAGAAAATGCATCTAATATATCTGGAACACTTGGCGGTTATGGTAATTTATTTTCATTTTTAGGTTTTAATAAAGGATCGAATCCAACATTACCAGTAAAACGTTTAATACAAAAAATTTTATTAGATCGTAAAGTTAAAGATACGCAAAATGGTTTCGAAATAAAAGTTAATATCCCCTCTAAAGAAGAATTTGGTGCTGTCACAAGATTACCATGGGAAGGTGGTCGTAGTTGGCTATTAGATGTTGAACGCGGAATTTCTGGTTTAGGTTCTTTTTTATATGGACGTTTTAGTGGGTCTCGTTCTGGCGGTGGTATTCAAATAAAATATAATTATTCAAATCGTATATTTCGTCCTGTAAAATATTTTAGTCCTATGTATACAAAATTTCTTAAAAGATTGGGGGTTATATAATGAAAGCTAGTTATATTACAAATCTAATGTCCAGTTTTTATTTATGGTTAGATCATGAAATTCTAACGAGGGGAGAGGCTTTTATAAATTATAGCGGTAAACTTTATAATTCTCCTGATCCAAATTTTCCAAATAATTCTATATATGGATCTCCATTCCGTCAATGGGTATACGATAGTAGTGTTCCTAATGCGAATATTTCTTCTGGGATTTTTGTTAATGGTAATTTTATAGATCGTGGGGTAAGTGGGCTAAAAATTGATTTTAATAAAGGACGTGCAATTTTAAATAGTGGATTAAATTCTAATAATGTCACTGCAACTTATAGTTTTAAAGAATATAATATTTATTATACTGATGAACGTGAGGAAAAATTACTTTTTGAAAAAGCTTATAATGTCACTCCAAAAGTAACACAAGTAACAGGTGCTTTAGGTTATTTAGATACACCATATCCATGTATTTTTATTAAGCATAGGATGGGAGAAAATGTTCCTTTTGCTTTCGGTGGGGAAGATTCTACAGAAACAATGGTACGTTGTATTGTATTAGCCTCAAATAGTTTTTCATTAGATGGTCTTATTTCTATTTTAAGTGATAGCGCAAGAAAAGTTTTTCCTGTCTTGAATCCTGATGATTTTCCATTTAATTATTTTGGTGATTTTAAATTAAGTAATAATTTTAATTATATTAATTTATGTAAAAATCAACCATCAAATAGTCTTGTTTATATTGATAAAGTTACTGTTTCAAAATTAGATGAAATCGATAATGCAAAAATTAATAAAAAATGTGTTGCGGCTCTCGTTGATTTTGAATTATCTGATTTAAGATATCCTAGAGTTTATGATCAAGAACCAGCACAAATTGTTCCTGGGTTATTATCAAGCGTTGATGTTCAAAATGGTGGATGGCCAAATCTAAATGGAACATTTGTATACACTACAGAATTCCAAGGAAAACCTTATTATAATAAAGATGGAAATGGAAACTGGTTTATAGCATGGTTTGAAAATCAATGGAATATTTTTGATTTTGCGGAAAATGGATTAGATGCAATTTATTGGAGTCCAGAGGATGTATTATATCCTTGGATGGTAAATAATTGGTATACTATTAATAGTCAATATTTACCTGTTCCAAAAGTTAATCAGATAATTTAATTAATAATAAATAACTAGTGTCTTTAATAAAAATGAGCTGTAATTATAAGTATGGCAAGAAATAGAACAATTTATCAAGTATTAGCTCTTTATGCAAGCCAAGTTTCTGCGACTGGAATGCAAACTGGTGTAAACGATGTAAAACAACTTTCTCGTGTTCAAAATTTTGACGAAGATTTTACACGTAATTTCACGGACGTTAACCAGTTTGGTAACTTAGCTGCTATTGACCGTATTGAAACAGAAAATCCAGATGTAACAGCTAGTTTTTCTTATTATGTAACTAATGGTCAAAATGAAAAATTTTTAGGATTAAACGTATATCCAAGTGGTACTGCCGAAGCAAATCTTCGTTCTTGTATTTCTGGTTTACTTACAAAAGCCACTGACGAAAAAAATTATTATCTTTTAATTGCTGATGAAGGTAATGATGCAGCTCTATATGCTGGCGCAAATACTGGTGTTATTGGTGTCGGAAACGGATTCTTAACTTCATATAGTGTCAATGCTGCTGTTGGTGAAATTGCTACAGCAGATATCGAAATTGAAGGTTTAAATATCCGTATATATGGTAATGCTACTGGTAACGAAGTAATTCCAGCAGTAAACCCAGTTGATGGCTTAAATATTACAGGAAGCTTTTTCAAATTGCCACAGGCTACGGCAATTACTGGGGCTGGAATCCCAACGGCATTACAACCTGGAGATATTGTATTTAATCTTCCAGCTGATAGTACAATTGGTTTCCAAGAAACAGATTTGAAAGTTCAAGATTTTACACTTTCTTTCGATCTCGCTCGTACCCCGCTTCAAAAACTTGGAAACCGTTTTGCGTTTTCTCGTGAAATTGACTTCCCAGTTACAGCAACTTTAGAAGTTAATGCCGAAGTAGGAGACCTTAAAAATGGTAACTTAGCCGATATCCTTTGTAGTGAAACATTAAAGAATTTCACAATTCTTATGAAAGAGCCAGGTTGTTCTGTAAATAAACCAACAGCAATTGCTTATGTTTTCAAAGGCGCTAAATTAGTTTCACAAAGCTTCTCAAGCGCAATTGGTGATAATGCTACAATGACAGCAACATATGAAGTTCAGCTTTCTGGACCTCAAGATATCGAAAAAGGTATCTTTATCTCTGGTAGCATTACCGCTTAATTATTTTATTAAAAATAAAACTTAATGGGCACCTTCGGGTGCCCATTTTTTTTATGAAGTGTAATTTAAAATAGGCAAAAGGTTTGTAAAGGATGAATATTGATTTAAATGATCTTGTTAAAGGATTCGTTTATAGAGACGTTAAAAAACTCTATTTAAGTTTTTTATATACTCTTGAAGACCTTAAAAGCGAAGACAAAATTACAGAAGATGAATTCCAAAGATTAAGAAAGCGTGTTCTTGATTATGGCAATAATTGTTATAGAAATATAGAACAAGAACTAGATAATTTTGATTTTAAATTAAAGGATAAATAATATAAATATATGAATAAATGGTTATACGAATTTGATGCTAAAAATGTTATAAAAAAAGATGACGGATCACAAGATACTCTCACAAAAAAATTTGCAATATTAAAACCAAATCGTCGCTTACGTGAAGATGGCGAACTTTTCTATGCGGCTGAAACTTCAAGATTTGCTAAAGCTGGTGTTTTACCAAAAGCAGCATGGGGAACCATTTTATCTAATGGCGGTGGTAGTATTAGCGATCAAGAGCGTGAAGAATATGGTAAATTACTTTTGAAATTTAGGGATTCATCATTTGAATTACAATCTATTTTGATTAAAGGAGATGGAGATAGGACTGAAGCTGAAAAATTACGTTCAAAAGAATTAATTGACCAATTAGATGAAATTAGAAAAGATATTCAAAATTTCGAAGCATCTCAAATTGCTATTTTTGAAAATACCGCAGAAGCAAAAGCTCGTAATAGAGCCATTTTATGGTGGGTAATGAACTTAGCTTATGAAAAAAATGCTGAAGAATATAGTCCTATTTTTAAAGGTGAATCATTTGAAGAAAAATTAATTCAATATGATAGTTTTGAAGAAGAAGAAAATAAATATGAGTTTTTACTAGGTGTTGTTCGTAGATTCATGTATCTTATTACTCTTTGGTTTTTGGGGCGCGCTGATTCTGTAGATGATTTTAAAATCTTTGATGAAAATTTTATAAAAGAGAATAAAATTGAACCGCAAGAACAAGATAAAAAAGAACAAAAAACTGAAGTAGAAGAAATTAAAGTTGAAGAAAAAATTTCTATTATAGAAGAAATCAAATCCGAATAATGTGGACAAACAATCTGAATATGGAAGAATATATAGTGAAATATGTAAAGGATTTTCACAATCTATAGTTAATAATTCTATAATTTATTTTAAACACCCAACGTTAGCAGAGCATTTTTCTACTTATTCAAGTTACGATATTTTTTTATCAGAAGGACGTAAAAAAGGTCTGGAATCAGAATCTGATAAATTAAATGAAGCCATTAAAAATGGTTGGTGGTCATCAGAAAACGAGTCTAAAATAAATTTTCTTAAAAAGACCATTCAAAATTTATTTAAAACAAGAGATAAATTATTATACCCATCTCAAAGAATAGAAATAGATAAACAAATAAAACAAAATGAATCTATTTTAATTACTTATACAAAAGAACGTCGAGAAATTGTTGGTTATTCTTTAGAAGATTATGCTAATAGTAAATTGACCGAAGAATTATTGAGATTTTTTACTTATAAAAATCCCACTTTTACTGAAAAGCTTTTCGTTACTAGGGATGAATATTATGATTTAAATGAGGAGTCTTTAAAAAATATTAAAAATGCCTTTGAAACGTATTCAGAAATATTTAATCATGATAATATAAAGAAAGTAGCTGCAACAGGGTTTTTTCAGAATTTAGTTTATTTAAATGATGACGCTTATAGTTTTTGGGGCAAAGCAACCACTGGTTGTACTAAATATCAAATAGATATTTTATTGTATGGGAAAATGTATAAGAATATTGTAAAAAATTACAATGAGTCTGGAAAATCAGTTCCCGATGATATATTAAATGATCCTGAAAAGCTTGTAATGTGGATTGATAACCAATCAAAAGATACAAGTATTAAATCAAAAAATAAAAGGTCTAAAACTAGTAGCTCCAATTTAGTTACAAGCCCTGTCGGGGCAACAAAAGATGATTTAGATAAAATTGGAGTAAAAGTCGAAAAATTACATGGTAAAAGTCTATTAGAACTAGCTAAAGAAAAAGGTGGAGTTCTTGAAAAATCAGAATATTTCAAAGCGCGCGAAAATAATTAAAATGTGTAATTAATTGTACATAAAGGATTAAGGAATATAATGGCTGCTATTAATTTAGATATTGGTGGAGATACTAGGCGTTTAGACAGGGATATACAAAAGACTGTCAATAAGGTATATAATATTAATTTAAAAACTAAGGGCGATCAACCTCTTGGTCGGATTACAGGACAGGTTAATGAATTTAATAAATCATTAGATGCTTCAAATGCTCGTGTTATTGCCTTCGGAGCAAGTGCTGGTATTATATTTGGAGTAGAAAGAGCTTTTACAGCACTTTTAACTTCAGTCGTTGAAGTCCAAAAGTCTTTACAAGATATCAATGTTATTCTTAATGTTTCAACAAAAGAGTTGCAAAAATTTGGTGGAGAACTTTTTAATATTGCTAGAAATACAGGACAAACTTTTCAAGCTGTAGCAGAAGCTGCAACAGAATTCTCTCGTCAAGGTCTTGGTGTAGAAGAAACTCTTAAGAGAACAAGTGAAGCGCTTATTTTATCACGTTTGAGTGGTTTGGATACGGTTAAGAGTGTTGAAGCTCTTACTGCGGCAGTAAATTCATTTGCTAGCCAAGCTGTTAGTGCGACTGAGGTTGTCAATAAATTTGCAACTGTAGATGCAGCTTTCGCTGTTAGTTCTGCAGATCTTGCGGACGCAGTTGCCCGTGTTGGTAGTAGCGCTGCTCAATCAGGAGTCTCATTAAATGAATTAATAGCTATTGTTACAGCTGCACAACAAACAACTGCTCGTGGCGG